TTGCGCACTTCTTCATCTAGGCCCTCGAACAGGTTGCCTTGTACCTCTTTGCGCAGTTCCTCGAAGTCTTTGCGCACGCCTGCAATGGCTTTTACAAATGATTGAGCACTGGGTGCAAGTTTTTTTAACGCGTCATTTAATGCCTCGGCATCACCAGACGCTACGGCCTTCATCGCGTCGCCGACGCCCTTGGTGCCGACCATCACAGTCGCCATCGATGCGCCGATGACGGCCAGAATTCCGGGGATGGTGCCTAATACGCCTGCGGCTGGTGCAATAGCGGCAACAAAAGCTAATGCCTGTTGCGCCATTGCACCTAGCCCGCCTGCAACACCTATGAGGCTCGTTGTTTTGCCTAGGCCATTGAGAGTGGCTTGGACTTGGCCTATAGCTCTAGTTAGCCCTGAGGTATCGAGGCGAATCCGCCCAACGAGGTCTAGGTCGTTGTTCATTTAACGACCGTCCCGTCGGGCTTTCTAACGCCGTTTACTTTTCGCGCAACGTCGAATAAATCCGCTGCGTTACCCTGAGGCAGACCCTCAAGGCTGAACGGGTCTTTAGTTGATGCACGCGGCTGATCGACACTTGCCGTATCGGCGTAAGCCTCATTATGTGCGTCAACTAATTCCATGATCTCGGCGAGGGTTAGCCCCCAAAAACCCGTGCGGGCTGAGGTGTTGCCGAGTGGCTGGTGACAGGTTGCGACCCAGAAATATTTGAGTGCGCCCCAAGGGATACGCCCGTTGTCGCTGCGATTGTTTGGCTTATCGCTGCTGTGTCCACCGCTGGGGTCGTCGTCTCGTCTTTTGGGAATGCCTCGATCAATTGCGCTTGAACGGATTCCATAACCGTCTTTAGGTCCTCAAGAGCAATTAATCTCAAGAGGTCATCGACTGCTATGTGAACGGGGGTGCCTTGAGCGTCAAAGAGCGAATTAGCAATCATTCCGCCGATAATGCGTATGACTTTGCGGTCGGGCTTTGCGTTGTCGCCATCTGTTTCGCCGCTATTTTCTTGAGCGCCGAATACCTCGCCGAGTTTGTCAATGCTTCCTAGTTCATCTTCGAGAACTGCGATCGTGTAAAGCGAAAAAATGAGCTTAAAACTTTGCCCATTTAATAGCGTGATTTGTTGGCCCCTTGGAATAACGGGTGCATCGGTCATTTGATTTTCTCCTTGCTACAGACGGGTTTCGCCTGTTGACGGGAGCAGGGACGGAGGTCGCCCCTGCTCAAAGGTGAGAGTTGTTGTGCGGGGCTTAGGAAATTGCCGCGGCGGTTTCGTTAATTACGATGCGGAAGAGTTCGTCACTCGAAACGGTGAATACTCCAACGGCCTCGGCGCTGAAGGTCTGGTAGTCCTCTTCAGCGAAACCAAGGTTGTAGTTAGATACCTTGAGTTTGTGAACAACGAGGTGCAAGTCACCGCCGACAACATCGACACCTGAGGTCGGTGTCGCTGCTTCGAGCTTGAAATATGGAAGTGCATCCGTACCCGCACGAGCAAACGTGACTGTTTCCGTGGTGCCGGTTCCGGCATCTGTTGCAGTTCCGCCGAGGATTACCTCTAGGGCATCTAGCGACAATTTCGCGTGATCGAATGTGACCTGGCAACCCACGAGAACGGTGTCGGACTCGATGCGGCGGTTATCACCGCGGAGTTCTGTGTTTTTCATATCGAATGTGAGCCCGATGGTTTTAATACCCGGCACATCGACGGCAGTGTCATAGGTTGGTGCGGTTGTAACGTCGGCTGTCATTGCTGCGACCTTGCAGTCAGTGATAGCAAATACTTTTGTGACGTGTGAAATAGCCATTTTGTGAATGCTCCGTTCCGCCTTCGCCGGTCTTTCCGGTTCGGCATCGATTGCCCCTTTCGGAGCGATCTAAGGCGTGCGGTCATTCACGCTTATTTATTCGGTTTTTATATCGCCCGGTATACGTCCACGCTGTAGCGAGTGCGTACGAGATTCCTATCGGCAAAGTGCCCCGTTGAACTAAATAGGCAGCGAATTCTATGAGTGCGAGTCGGTGTATCAATTGCCGAGGTTAAAGGCGCTGCGCCGTTTAAGACTCGCTTTAAGTCATTAGCTAACGTCTGCGACTCGACAACGACGCCACCGGATTTGTACTGTTGCCATAAATCGACTTGCACGTTTTCGATTACGGTGTCGCCTGCTCCGGCGTCGCCGCCTGGTTGGGTTGTCTCGGAAATGCCGTCATGAATAATCACATAACGGGCGGGGGCATCTGCTGGGGCTTCTCTCCGGTAGGCGCTGAGCGATAAGCCTGCTGATTCGATGATTTTTTTAATCATTGATCCGGTATAGGCAGACATTTAACCTCTCCTTTTCAGCACACGGGCACGCAAAAACTCAAGAGCAAGTAAAAACGCTGGTCTTGCGAAGGGCTGCGGGGCTTGTTTTTCCGTGCCGAATTCGACGAATTTCCAATAAAACGCACGGCAATAAATCGCCACAAAAAAGCCTTTAGCGTCTCGGCCTTCTTCGTTGACGATGTTGTTTTTCATATATCCAGTAAGCACGGGGGCAAAGTTCTTCATAAATCCCGTAGCTTTGAATCCCGTAGCTCTCACGTCGTCTTCGCCCGTATCCACCATCGAGCGAATGTGTCGAACAACGCCACGCACATAAGCCTCGTTATCCCATTGGATCGATGCATCGGGGATATTACGTTGCCCCGCCATTTAGAACGACTCTCTAACGGGAGAAACGAGCTTGCATACCGTGTGAGTGCGGAGCTTTTCGACGCTAACAATCGACCAGACAACGCCCCTTAAAGTTGCCCTCATGCCTTCTGAGATTGTCGCAGAGGTGCGCAATTCTAAATAAGCACTAGAGCTACCAACGGGGCGGCCTGCTGCGATCTCGGGTGTGAAGTTCTGAGCGGAAATGCCTTCGCCCTCGGTAAAGGTTCCCCGCCCGTCATAGACAAGAGTAAGACTCGTGGTGATGTTGCCCTCTGAATCAGAACTAGAGGCATCGCTGTGTATCTGGACTCGATCTAGTCGCAAGCCTGGGAGTGATCGCATTAGATCACCAGGTCCCCGCCATATAAATAGCTCTCTAACATTGCATCTACTTCGAGATTGCCCGTTGTTTTTCCTGTGGGAGCCTGCGAAAAAGTGACGCCGCCGGATTTAATTGAGCTGATATGTGACGCTGGTGTCATGTCGTCGTCTGTCATGCGTGCGTATTGAGAAGCAAGCATTATGCAAGCCTCTTTAATTACGTCATCGATAGTCTCTGTGCCAAATGTTGCCGTGACTTTGACAGTCGCAGATACCCACATTTGGCCGACCAACCACGAGTAATAAAACGGAAAGCCGTCAGCGTCTCGAAGGCGAACACCAAACAAAATAATTCCGTAGTCTCTGACTTCCCATTGATCCGACGTGAGCGCAACGTCATTAATTGTTACTTCTGTGATGTCAGAAAATGGCTTAGGTAGTGCAATTGTGCCTTTGGAGATACCGTCGAAAATCTTTGTTTCTTCGACCGACTCAACGCCAAAAACTCGACCCGTATAATTCTCGATTGCTGTCGTAGCGCGACTTAATGCCCGATTTACTCGGGCATCGGATGCATCGGTGCTCGATACTCCGTAGTCTCTTACCTCTGCGAGTGTTGCGTAAGCCATGTTTTCCTATCGGTCTCAAGCAAACTGAAATACAGAGGGAGACGGTAAATTCAAGTTGTCCCAAATGGCCGCCCCTGGGGAACTGTTAGAGGTATTCCAGGCCCCCGCAGTAAATTCGACCTTGATAAGTCCAATCGGGATCGTCGTTGTTTTATTACGTCGATTAGTCCACGTAACACCATCACTGGAGGTGTCCCAGTAGATCGTCGTCCCACTCGATCTAATACGCAAGTATTTATGAGTGGAAGAGCTATAGGTGACAGAGCCCGAATCACTATTTGATCCGCCTACTCGCTCACGACAAACTAGCTGAGTGCCTGTCACCATGAATTGAACAGCATTATTCGAGTCGTATTGTGCCCCGAAAATAGTTTCGGTCGATCCTGAATCCTGATTTGTGCGCTGTACTAATTCGCATTGAATATAGTTATCGATTAAATCGAATGTTTCGACGCTTGTGAGCGAGTAATACGCCAGTGTGTTAGCAAGTAGCGTAGTTTTTAGTCGTCCATTATCGATGGAGTGTTGTGCGCCCCATGTAACCCAGCGAGCCGCGGCAGGCTGATAAGCCCAATCAAAACTAAGTGTTGATGCTCGCCGTCTTTCATCGGCGATGACAACGGTTACGCCTACTAAATTGCCGCCGCTAGATGACCATGACGCCGTCGCTGTAGAAGTCGATCCGCCGTTAGCAAGTGCCAGAGTATTTACGCTCATAGCGTGATAGCTCGCACTACCCGACGGCAAAAGTGCATTATCTGCAATTTCCGTCCCAGACGCCCATGAAAATGTAGTGGCTGTAGTCTGCGCCGCAATTGCGGCCCGGATTATTAAACCGGATGCTTGAGACGTTATTGATGGACACACAACAGATGCCGCACTTGTTGATGTTGAGGTGTCAGAAATAGAAACAGCGGGGTTTCGAGCACCGCTAATTACGAGGGCAGTAAGTGCGCCGCCTGCTGATCCCGTGTCTTGGGTAAATGTCCAAGATGACGGTTCTGAGTATGTCATCCGACGACCGAGAATAAAAACATGTCCGGTAGGTGTCGATCCACGAGTTTGTGAGTCGATGACAAACCAACCATCGGGCAACGTATTCATCGTTGTCTCGACACTGCGCCATGAAATTATCGCAAGTAAAAACCGCCCGACTGTCGCCGATGCGGGTTTATTGAAAACAATGCTATTTGTAGCGCCTGTTTCTGTGACAACCTCTTCGACCGCGATTGCCATTAGTAACCGCCATTGTCAGCCGCAAAGCAAACCCACTTAGTGATCGTCAAGTTGTAACGGAAAACAAAAGAAACCCATTTACTAGCAGGCAATTGAGTAGTTGGCTTTGCTGCTATTCCTGAATCTTGATAAATGGCGTTCCAAGTTGGCACGCGGCCCGTAGCATCTGATCGAATCCAGATTTCTAATTTCTGGCCTTGCCGCGGCGTGCCTGTTGGTGCTTTAACTGTAAAATTCGCTGCGGGGTCGAGAATTATTGCTAGACCTGTGGTGTCGGCGTTTGGCTCATACTCATTTGAAACAGCGCTTAGCGTTGCTGTGCGAGCGTCTAAAAGAGCTTGGACCTGATCAAGCGTTAAATCGTCTATATCGCCACTTGCCGCACGTCCTACGAGTCGTGAGGCTGCGACAGTTAGAGCTGCTGGGGTATTGTCAGTAGTCGCATAAAGAATGGTGTTTGCGTCCAGCGTTGCCGCTAGGACAAGTCCCGTAGTCGGGTGTACGTGATCAGCCCTTGCGGGCAAAGAGTCGTCTCCTGCACTAGCACTACCTAAAGCCTCTGGCGTCGCGTCACTAAGTGGGCTTATTTTATTTGTCCAAGATCCAGGACTTCCCGCCGTATGACACATCCATATCCACACGTAATCCCATCCAGAATGACGCGCAATGACAAAATCACCTACGGCGTAAGTGCCACTAGAGGGTATGCCGTAATTTACGTTTAGATCGGTAAATCCCTTGAATTTTCCTAAGTTTCCGGTAAATTCAGCGCCTGGGTCAACAAGGGTTTCGATGTCGTCGACGCGTGCTGATAAAGCGCTTGTGTCGCCGCCACCGCTACCGAATCCTGAGCCTCTTGTCATTTATCAGACCCGCTTTACTAATACTTTGCAGTCTTCGCTAGCAATTAGCGACACTGAGGTCGTACCGAGTCGGGCTGTGAATTGGTTATATGCACCAATGCCGCCCGCAACAACATCTAAATCGTCTGCGTCTGCTACTGCTGTAGCGCCTTTGGTGTTCGCAAAAATAACAACGCTCGACGCGCCTGTTATGGAAAGCACTACTACTTCGACTTTGGTAAATGGCTCCGAAAGCGTCACAGTCTGCGCACTATCGGCTGTAAGTTCTACTGTGTCGCTCTCGGCTGCCATTTAATTACCTCGTTACTTAGCTTTTTGTTTTTTTTCTTCGGCCTTTTGGACCGCTTTGTTTTCCGCCTCTGGTTTTTCTTCGGTTTTTTCTTCGGGTGTATTTTCCGGTTCTGTCAGTGGCGTTAGCCGTCCCGCAAATACTTCCTCGGGTGTTGGCTCACGATCGGGACTAGTTGAATCTGCGGGCTTATCGCTTGGCGTAACGCCCGCAAATACTTCCTCGGGTGTGGGTTCCCTAGTCAAGCTCGACCTCCACAATGCATCCAGCGGCAAGAGCAACGCCTGAGCCTGCTTGAGTGAGTTTGCAGTCGAATAAATCGCCTGGTTTCACTGAGCTTGCTGCGACGGTTGCTTCTGTAACTGTGATTGATTTGGGTGTACTTGCGACAATCGAGCCGCCTGCCACATCTGTTGTTAGCGATGCGACGACGACACGAGTGCCCGCACGGGTGCGGCCAATTTCAACAGTCACGTTGTCGCTTGCATTTGCGGTAGCGGTTGACATTCCGACAGGGGCCGTTAATGTCACCTTGCGCAAGTGGTTGTTAGTCCCACCAACATAAGGAACAGTCCCTAGGTTGGTGGTAGACGTAGCGCCTCCGGCAGTTTGAGCCGGTAAAGTGCCTCGAATTATTGCGGACATTTTTTACCTCGTTCTATTAGGTTCTTTAATGGATTAATGGGGCTGGTTTTAGCTATCAGACGACGGCTAGACCGGCTCCACCGCCCACACTAAATGCCTTTGGCTGGCGTCCAGCGGTTGAACCTTGACGGAACTTGAGACGGACATGCTTTTGATCGTTAGACCAAGCTGTGTCGCTGCGGTCGTTGTAGTCGATTGTCTGCTCAAGGCGAATAAATGCGTGAAGTTCTGGCCAGTATCCAACGATGATGCGGTCCTCATTTGTGCCCGATCCCAAAGTGATAGGCATATTTGGACTCATGCCAATTGGTAGGCCGAGGATGTCGCCACCGTCATAAATTGATTTTGTGACGGCACCAGGGGCCCGGAACGTTGAGGGCAGGTTAAACAAGTAGTTTTTGCTGTCGTCTTTTGCCTTGCGCAAAAATGCATAGCGACGTGGGGCCATTAAAACGCCCGTTGCGGGTGCGTAATAATTGGCGAGAACGTCCATTGCTTGATCGAGTATGTAATCGATCTGTTCTTGCTGTGTGTCGATTGTGTTGGCGTATGTTTTTGTCAAAACGCCGGAGGTGTTGAGGATTCCGTAAGCCTCATCTGTACCTGATCCGTTAAGCCAGGCGGTTTCTTCGAGAATTGCAGCGCGGCGGGCAAGGTCTTCGATTGAAAGATCCATTGCAGCGGGGTCGCTGTCTTGATCCTCTTCAAAAGTTACTTTGGCAATTCCAACAGCCTTGTAAATGTTGACCGTCAGTTGTGAGGTCGTCAGATCGCTTGATGGAGCAGGTTGATTCTGACCAACCCAGGCCATCGTCGTCGCGCCTGCGCCGCGTGGAATTTTTACTGAGCTAGAGCGGGTGGGGTGAACGTTAACCCACCCGAGATTGCGTAACGCATTTCCCTGACTACGGATTTCGGCAAACATTTCTTGGTGGTATTCGGGGACTACCAAGTATTCGCCGTTTGCACCCGAACCTTCGGAAAGAATTTTTGTGTTTGCTGACTTGAAATTGCCAGCCTCACGAGTGCCATAAAAGCGTTTTGCAAGACCCTTTTCGATTAACAGAACTGGCTTTTTGTTGCCGAGAGCGTACAGATTTTCTTCTGGCTCTTGGCCTGCGACCTTGCGGTTTTTCTCAACGTCGGAAAGATCGACGTTCTTACCTGATTTGAATTGCTCTAAAAGAGCTTTTGCCTTATCGGCCTCAAAGCTGTCACGAGCTGCCTTAGCTTCTTCGCCAAGGCGTTTGGCCTCTGCCATGAGCTTACGGGCAACAGTTGCCTTTTCACCGGAGTTAATTCCGGAACCGCCTACGGTTTTTGTGTCGGCGTGCATTGCCTTAACTTGGGCAATAAGTGCGCGAGATTCGGCGGCTTTGCGTTCCCAAACTTGCATTGTTTCGGCTCCTTCGAGCGATTAAGTGGCGTGGTTGAATTGCGCCGCTTCGTTGGGGCCGAACCCGTTCCCGATGCGTCGAGAGTTTTTTTGTTTTACGCGACTGGTGCCGAACACATTCCTCGCGTGATTTAATGCATCGGAATAAATCAGATTTTCTTTAGCATCACGACTACTTAGTCGATCTGAGAGCGTCACCTATTAGTGACGGTCACACGCATTAGGTGACGCATTAAGTAAAAGGGCTACTAAGTCCCCCGTAGCCCTTTTACGCTCTCGAACGTTCGATAATTCTGTTTTGAAACGTGGGTAAAAAAATAACCGGCACCCCTACTACCACACGGACCATGACAGGTGGATTCGGAATACCGGTTTATCTAACGCTAATTAAAGCGCACGTAATTATTTTGGCTTAGAAATTTCTCTAATGGATGCATGCACCGACTCACAGAGCATGTGAATAAAAAACCCTAGAGCGATTGTTTGTGCTTCTGTGCTTGCGAACCATTGCGCTAGTGCTTCATTGTCGGCATCGGTCCATTTGTCCATGCGACAAGCGTAGCGGTATTAAGCACTATCGCCCAGAGGGTAAGGTCGCATGGACAAACAACCGGCCTTGCCGTTTCTTCACAGAATGTTAGTTTGTCGCTTCATGCTCGCGATCGGCGTCGTCCTCGGCGTCGCTCGCGTCATAATCTTCATCGTCTTCACAAGCGCCACACTCGGCTAGAAGTTCTTCAAACTCTGTAGCGATCTCGAATGCCTCTAGGTCTGCTTCGAGTGCTTCAACCTCTGCGGCAATTGCTGCGGCTTCGGCTGCGTCGAACGTGTCTTTTTTGTCATCGGCCATATTTTCATGATCGGCAAGGTCTGCCGATTTTGCAGCCATAACTAGAGCCTCTGTGTTAGCTGGGACGCCAACAAAAGACCCTTCGATTATTTCGGCCTTAGTGACATGGACTCGACCATCTTCATCGCGCATCCGTGTCGCATTCCGAAAGCCGACACTCATGGAATCAATTAGGCCATCGATAACCTTTTGTCTGATCTCCTGGCTGAGGGGATCAGAACCAAAGAAGCCTTTCACCCATAACTTGCCATCTTCGTAGTACGGAAATGCACGGGCAACGAGGGCTTTTACAGACCATTGCTCGTGATCGCAGAAAATGGGAATCGATTTGGGAAGTGGGTGAAAAGCCCCGCTATCGACGTGTTCCTCATCTCGATCGAGTGCGTCAGTCGAGAGTACAGACGAAAACGATCCGTTTGGATGCTCGTCGGTTTCGTCGAGAGATTTTATTTCAGTGAGCCTGAGACGATCCATTAGTCAACCTCAAAATCGAGAGCACAACGACAATTGACGTGTGCGGGTGGGTGGGAGAATCCGCCATCGAATTCGGCATCGAGCGGAATTGTGCCCTCGGCATCAAGGGCGAGGCATTCGCCATCTGCTGTAGAGGCTGCGTTCCAGTGCTTGCCTGTCACTACGCCAGATTCACGGGCGGCCTCTAGCGCTGAGAAATTCGCTGCGCCGATTAATTCAGTGCGTGCAACACGCATTGCACGAGTTGTCGAGTAATCGACAAAATAATCTGTGATTGCTGCGGCGATCTCATCGATTGATGTTTCTTGCGCTGCTAATTCACCGATTAATTCTCTAAGTGCTTCTTCTGTCGTCGTGTTAATTAATCCCGCTATTTCAGTGCTGCGAGAGCGCAAATATTCGACTTGACGAACGCTTGTCATGTCGTAGCTCGCACCAGGCACAAAGGTGCTCATTGCTAAATCACCAATAGGCTTAGCCGTCTTTGATAATTCGGTATGCACTACCTGAGCTAGTGAGGTATTCCAGCGCTCCCCGTCCCACCAGTCACTAACAGCCTTTGTATATGCCTTGCCTTTTTTGCCTCGGATGCGTGCTGCTATGGCTTTACCTTGAGCATTAAAAAACTTTGCTATTTCGCCCGTCGATTCGATTTCTTGACGCTCGACGATTTGGTGAAATTTACCAAGATATGGCTTTGTCGCCTTAGTTGTAGCGACGGGAAGGGCTTTTTTTGGCTCGTCTTTCGGGGGTTTTAATTCGATACGCTCGACGGGATTTGCGTCTGTTGCATTTTGCGTCAGTGACGCATCTTGCGTCTGACGCAAAGGCGTATTTCCCCATGCGACGGGAGGTTGACCGAGCTTTTCGCGAAACTCGTTGATCGTCCATGCACCGCTATCGAGCAACCTTACGCCACGCTCGACAATCGAATCGAGGTTTTCGGACATTTCCTCTATTTGGGATAGATCGAACCTAATGAGGTTTCCGCCCAATTGATCCTCTAGGGCGATCGAGAATGTGTCCCACACCCACACCCACATCGGAAAGACTTCGCCCATATACCAAGTGCGGTTAGCTACGTCCATGTTGGCGAACGTCGTGCCGTCGGGATTAAGTAGTACAGACGGATAACCAAGAGAACGGGCGATGTCGTCATCGGCCATTGCCTTTAGACGGTCATACATCATCTCTTGATTGCTTTGGCCGACACGGACGTAAGTTGCTCCGTGCTTTCCTTGACCTTTGCTCGACATAAAACGGGTTTTGCCTGGTTCCTCTGCGGATTTCCAAGCGCTTACCCATTCTTTGAATTGCTTTGTTTCAAGCCCTTCGACGACTAAATAGCCCGGCAATCCGCCATCATTTTTAATCAGCTCGGCGTTAAAGCGCATCGAGTTATTACTGATGTCAGACGGTAAACCTGCGGCAAGTCCTGGCGGGTTCCGTGTCCATTCGCCCTCGCCATCTGGAAGGTTAACGAAAATTAATTCTTCGGGAAATATTGGAGAGTTTCGCCCCGCTTTGTCGGTGTGAATGAAGCCAACTAATTCATCATCATCATTAGTTAAAACGCTTGTACGAAGCGGAGATAGGCGGCGTAGTCCTGTAACGGCCCCCTTGTCGCCTAGATAATCCTGGCCATATAACTTGAGCCAAAAAGAACCGCCCGCCATATCAAGATCGCGACGTAAGTGGTATTGCATTCGGGTGCCGGTCATGTGCGGAGCTGGCTTGTTTAATACGTCTAAAAGTTTGTGATTTTCTAGCGGTTTATCTTTCGCATTAGGCGAAACGATTGCCCAGTTTGGACGCTGAAAAGCTGATGCATTTCTTTCGATGCATCGCTTACCGGTGGGGTTTTTGTAGACCGATTCGAGGACTCTGGTAGCGGTCCAGCGGGCGTCGTATTGTTCGCCCCCGATGCGGATCGCACCCGCCCCGATAACTGATTCATCCCCGCGAGAAAGTCGAGAGCGCAAACGCGTGACCAATGACACCTAACACGACTCCGATCGATCGACTGATTAGATCATCGGCATTTAGGGCTAAAGGTTGACTTAAGCCGATCCGACGTATTCGATGCCCTCTTCGGCGGGAACGTAGAAGCAGAGCAGAAGAGCGTCGGCATGATCGGGCGAGCGGCCTAGTCGTTTTTTCGTATCCTCTTTTAATTCGACTCGGGTGCGTCCGCTAGAATCAATTCGGTATTTGGGGGCGGATAACTCATTTATCGTTTGCAGACCTTCGTCGGTTTTTGCAAACTCTGTTAGATCCCATCCGCCAGTACGGGAATTTTCCCGCCCAATTTCCCACCATATTTGGCTACGGAGATTCGCATATTTATGAGGCTCATCTGATGATTCGGAAACTTTCACGGCGTGGACTGCGCAATCGATACCGGCCTCGTCGAGTACTTCGGAGACACGTCCCGCTATTGCCCACCCTACGCCGATGGCGTCGATTTTTATTGCGGTAGCTTCTGACTCGGCCTGAGCTTTGATAATCTCGCCGACTAATTGCATAGGGTCATCGTGGCGAGAGGTCCACATGCGCCCAACCCAGCGCCCACGGCGTTCGATGATGACACTTTCGTCGCCACCTGATCCAACATCTACGCCTAATTCAACATCCCCGTCGGTATTTGGCTCCTCTGCCTCTCGGGTGGCACACCGCATCGACCAACCAAAAGGGACAACGGTCTGTTTAATGTCGCGGACAAACTGAGCAAGGACCTTGCTAAGCCACATGGGCGAATCTTCGCCCCATTCCTCGCGCTTTTCTTCGATCCATGTTTTGCTAACTAAGTTGCGCTTGATGACATCGGGCACGGGTTCGCCTGTGACGTTGGGCGAATCAAGCGCACGGATTCTAATTACGTTCCACTTTTTCCCGTCCTTTGTGGACGGGTCGCACACCCTGCCGAATTTTGAATCTGCTTCTATAGGATTTCCAAGCGCTAAAACACGAGAAGCATCATTAGCGGCGATGCCATCGGCCCCCTCCCAAAATTGTTCGGGTACACCTGCGGCCTCGTCAATAATTACGAGCACTCGATCGGCGTGGAAACCTTGGAAAGATGCGGGCGAATAATCAGAAGGTTTGTAGCCGAGTCCAACATCGACCTTGCCGACCTTCCACGACATTGTGTAGCAATTGCCGCGTAATTTTCCTTTGTCGTGCGCTCCGTTAATTTCACGCCATAAAATGCCTCGCACCTGTTGCACGGTTGGCGCTGTCGTAATAACTAAAATCTTTTCGTCGGGTTCTGCTGTGTCAATAAACCAAGCGGCGACACGAGAACCAATAAATGATTTTCCTAAATCGAATCCAGCGGGCACCGCGGTGTGTCGGTTATCACGTACCGATTCCATTATTTCCACTTGTTTTGACCAAGCGTGCTCACCAAGACGCTCACGCATCCAGCGCGCAGGATCGGCCCGCCAGAGCTGTCGCTGTCCGTAAAGTTGATAGGTAAGGCGTTGTTCTGGCGTGGCGAGAGCTAACTGCTCATTTGTGAGAATAATTATGCGTGAATCTGCCACGGTAGATAGATCGGCGCATACACTTAAAAACTGTGGCGGGTCGTGTCGTCAAACTATGGGGGTAGTTAATAAGCATGGTGCAAGAAGCCAACCGCCTAGCCCAGTTAGTCGAAAGTGAAATTCGGGTTATCGACGGCAAGACTTTTTATACTGCGCCCTGTATTGATGGCCCACTAGAAGGCGAGCGCATTACCTCACAATCTCATTGCTACCTAGCAATGTGGCCGCGGCCTCTGGAATCTCTGCCAGGCCCCCAATTAACACCCCTATCGGGGTTACCAGACCCAGGACACAGTTACATCGATACGGTCACATACACGCTCTACAGAAGGGTTTTAGCCTCTGCTGACAGTCTCGCACTTGAATACACACTTGAATGGCGTTGCGGCGTTAAGCGACCTGATTACATTTGTCCGCAGTGTCGCAAAGCTCGTTGGCGGCATCGACAACACTGGTTTTGTGATACTTGCCAGACTGAAGACATAGCGGCGAGCGGTTTTAATACCGGTTGGGTTGGATGGCACGGCACTCTTGACGATCAATCTTTTAATGATCCAATACAGAGACCAAATGAGAACGGCCCCGACTACGGTACGGCGGCCACGATGACATTTGAGCTAGACAAGACTGAACATTGTTGGCGTGACAACTGCGGGCAAAAGTCGGCAGAAGAAAGCGAAACCGGACTGTGCGAAAAACACCTTGTTGAACTGCGATCAAGATGGGATAAAAAATGAGTAGCCCTATTCGTGTGACCGTAGAAGATTTGGAAACGGGCGTTAAAAAGACAAGAGAAATACCTATGGACGATTATTTTCTTGTCACCACGGGCACGGCTACTTATTCGGTACAGACA